AGATGATGTGTGTTTAATATTAGGAGATAATATTTTTACTGGTATAGGTAAGAGCCCGTTCCATTGGAGTTCAGGTGCTCATGTAGTAGGTTATAGAGTATCTAATCCTTGTGATTATGGAGTTATAGAAACTGAAGGTACTAACGGACATAAAACTGTGAAATCTATAGAAGAAAAACCTATAGATCCGAAAAGTAACATTGCAGCAACTGGTATCTATTTTTATGATAAAACTGCAGGCGCCCGTGCTAGAAATCTCAAACCATCTGATAGAGGAGAGCTAGAAATTACTGACTTAAATAAAAGTTATTTAAATGATAACTCTTTAGGTTACAAAGAGTTAGATAGTAGTTGTGCTTGGTTTGACACAGGTAATCCTGATGATTTATTTGCAGCGTCCATGTATGTTAAGTCTATTCAAGATAGAACTCAAACTATGATTGGGTGTATAGAAGGAGAAGCTTACAAGCAAGGTTTTATAAACCATGACCAATTTATAAAAATTAAAAACAAAATGCCTCAATGTTGTTATAAGACAAATATGGTAATGAGTTATTGCTTCGATTAGAGTAACTTTGCTTCTATTTTAGTAAATTCAAAAGTAGCTGACGCACCTATTTCTTCTGCGTTATTATAATTCCATTGAATCTCTGACAGTTGTGTAGGAAAAGCTCCGATATAGTCCCATTGAATTTTTCTATTTTCGTATTCGTCGAGACCAAAAACAGTTAAATTAGAAGAATAAATTGGCATGACTTTACCAGGTTGATGGTACTTTATAATCTCATCTTCATTAACTGTACCTCTTTTTACATCATTTAATACATCAAGCCATTTATATATAGCCCAATAATTGTTATATTCTGTGTCTATTTTAAAAGTAATATTAAGAGAAGAGTAAGCTGGTCTGGCGTGTGAACTAACTTTTATACTTTGAGCTCCATATGGTACTGTTTGTTCTGGAACGCTTATTGCTGGAGTTACTGCTCCTGCAATACTAATCTCAAAATTATTTGGCATTACTCTATTATTGTTACGAGTAATGTTATCGGTAATATTTTTTATACCTTCAGGTAAATTCAATACTAAGATGAATTTATCTTGTCTATTTTTATTAAGTGGTGATTGATTCATACGCGTGTCCAACCTTGAGCCTGTAACATATCCATGTCCGATGGCTCACCGTTTCCAAAAATATTTATGTCTTCAAAATGAACTGGATGTGGATTCCATGTATCATCTATATTTTGCAAACTATAGTCTTGGAGAAAATTACTAAATTTTTGATCAACATATGCCCCTAACTCTAACCGCGCTGGTCGTTGATTACCGTCAATTTCTAACACATTATAGTAACGTTGAACTAACGTGTTATCTAATATTAATAATGCCCATGTTAGAGACATAACTCTATCATCAAAATCATACCCAGGTTGAGCAGCCCAGGAACCGTTAGGGTATCTTACGAAATTTTTAAGTTCTTCTACTGCTTTTTTAGAATTTAATTTTACACATTTTAGTTCATTAACCCAATATCTCATATTAGTAATACCTTTGTATTTTGTATTTGTATGAGCATATACTCCTAGTCTATCATATTTCACTTGACCAACTTTAGGCGAATAATTAACTATATTTCTATAATTGTATTGGTGAAATAAATTATCTACTACCTGGCTGCCACAGTTATTTCTTTCTATTAATACAGGTGGGGTTCCCCAGTGGTAACAAATATCTCGTACCTTAGTAGTAAACTCAAACGGGTTAATTTCATTACTAGCGTACTCTGCAACTTGAACTATATTTTGTAAATCAGTAATATCTAATACTTGTATGGCGCTATAATTTTGCTGCACACCTTCAGCAACATCAACACCTATTGTATATAAATGCTCATTGTTTGGTTCTTCCCAAATACTATAACAACCATCTTCAAATAAATGTTTAGGGTCTCTTGTCTCACTAGCGAGCTTAGCGTAGAAAACTTCATCAATAAAAGAGTCTCCTGTATCAAGGAACTTACATTCAAACTCTTGCGCAAAGGCTTCTTCACTACCTATCGAACGAATAGTATCTTTTTTCCACTCTTCATCTCTTCCAGGTATTTCGTCCCATAAAATCTTTTCTGCTTTCCAATTGCTTTTACCATTATCCGCATCAGTATACAAATTGTAAAAAAGATTATTACTACCATTAGGAGTTGAAGCGACAAATATTTTAGATTTTTTAGAACTTGAAATAATTGGGTAAACTGACTTCCAAAAACTATCTACTAAATTATTAGGAATAAATGCAAGCTCATCTAGAATTAATACATTACAAGAATCACCACGTCCAGCATCTGAGCTTGTAGTACTAATACCTATGCTACTACCGTTTGCTAATTTCATAGAAGTTTTACCGTATTCTAAAACCCCTGGTTTAAGATAGTTTGGTAATTTTTCATAGGCAGTACGAACTCTTGAAAAAATATTAATTGCGGTTTGTTCTTTGTTAGCAACAATTAATATACGTTGATCATCTTGAAAGCACGCTATCCACAACGCATAAATTGTCATCATTGTAGTTTTGCCAGTCTGTCTAGAAGCAAGACAAGCTACAAATCTATTGTCTCTCAAACTACGCAAAACTCGTTTCTGACAAGGATATAATTCTATTTTTATTTTACCACGATCTAGATTAACTATATAAAAGAAGTTCTCTGCAAAGTATAGAATGTTTTGTTTAGCTTTCTTGAGAGTCCTTACCATTTCAGGAGTCCATTCAAACTCCATATTAGCATTAGGTAAATCTTTATTACCTAAATAGAACTTATCCTCTTTTTTTTGGCGCGGCATCAATAAATATTTACATGACCGGAAAAGATTTCGACATATTAAATGAAGCTTACAGAACTAAAGTAAGTGAGGTAGCACCTGCAGTAGCAGTAGTGGGGCGCGCTGTTGCGGGCATTGCTGCTAAGAAAGCAGGTCAAGCATTAGCTAAACGTCTTAAAAAAGACGAAGAAGAAGTAGAAGAGGGTAAACACGAAAAGCCCGACTATATAGATGCTGATGGAGATGGTGATAAAAAAGAGCCAATGAAAAAGGCTCTTAAAGATAAAAAGAAGAAAAAACCTATTAACGCTGCTCATTGCAATGAGAAAGCTACAGACCAACGTCCTAAGGATGAAGTCAAAGCTGATGAAATTGAAGAGGGTGGCTGCGAGCAGGTACATGATGATTTACAAGAGCCAATCGATGGAGCTGAAAAAGAAGATAAAAAATCCAAAAAAACTGCGAAAGAGAGCATAAATAATTCTAACAAAGGTAATATTATGTCTGAAGATAAAACAACTTTCGATAAGCTCTACGAGAGCGTAATGAGTGAAGATGAAGATTTTGAACTTGGTCTTCCAGCCGAGGGCGAACACGATGAACTTGATCTTGGTGATGATCCAGAAGGTGATGAGGGTGGTGATGTAACAGTTACCCTATCTCGAGCTGACGTTGATTGTCTGAAGTCAATTCTTGATCAAGTCGGTGGTGATGATGAAACTGGTGAAGACGAATTTGGAGATGAAGATCCGTTACAAGCTGGTTATCATGGAGAGAGCTCTGAAGTCACTGAAGAAGATACTACCCACACTAAAGACGGTTCAAAACCTGGAGTAGATCCATCTGACGGTGGTGGTAAAACTACAGAACCTGCGGCAGATAGCTTAGGTGGTAAGTCTTCTGGAGACGGATCACAACCAGTAACTGATGAAGTTGATGGTGGAACCGATACCGGTGAAGGTAAAAAACCAGGACATACTAAAGCTAAAGGTGTTGGTAAAGCCAAACTAGCTGTGTAAGACATCTAATAAATATACCTTTAAGAAAGCCTCTTGCTTATGCAGGGGGCTTTTTTTATTAAATAATTAAAATGTTTAAGAAGATATTTCTTGAAGTACTTAAAAGACCTCAAAACTTACTCGCAAGTAGAAAGTTTAAAGGTAGTACAGGCATGGGTAGGAAGAAACAAAACTTACTACCGCAAATGTATAAAACAGATCCCAACTATCCTGAAAAATTAAAAAGACTTAAAAGTATGGATTCTGGTATGTTTTTACTTAACGATCAAGAAGTTAATAAAATTAAAACCTTATACAAAATTACTGATTTAGAGCAAAGAGGTACACGTAATTTAGGTAATACCGGTATAATGTTTTTTATTAATGACAACAAATATTATATTAAAAAATAATGGGAGCTTTCTTAACAGAGACAATTTCGGCAGTACAGTATTTTAGTGATGCTGAAAAAACTATTCGATTTAACTTAAAATCAAACACTGTAAACGAAAGAGCTCAAACATATAAACGCTGGTGGAAAGAACAAATTAGATTATATGGTACTAAAGTAGATTATTATGTACGTACTTTCGAATTAAGCGCTTCTGATAAAGTATATGGAGAAAACACACATCAAGGGTTTCACCCTAAAGCTTCTTTTGTAATGCTGATTGATTTAACTGATGGGTCTCTAACTTACTCTCAATACGGGTTAGTATCTGACGATGAACTTACTGCTGTAATAGATATAGAAACTTATCAAAAAAGTTTATCTTCATACTACGATAATGCTGATTCTACTGAACCTAAAGCAGGGGATGCCTTTCAATTAATAGAGTATGGTAATGATAGACCGAACAGCCGTAATGGTAAAATATTTGAAATTACAGAACGGTTAGATCAGTCTATAGGAGAAATAAATCAGCTTCAAGGACATTATGTCTTTAGATTAAAAGCTCGCAGAAATGACCATACATTCCTCCCAGGTCTTACTGCTGAGTCTGGATCAACTCAAGTTACAGATACATCAGGGGTCGGTCCTTTAACCGCAATTGAAACTGATTATATAAATGATTTAGATACTGATCAATCGAGTTATTTTGATTACGGTACTAATGATGATGTGTATGGAGATTATTATTAATATTACTCTCGTATTCTAAATCTTTGAGTAGAGAAGGGTATCTTTCATTAATATATTTGTTAATAGGTATTGGTTTAAGACAATCTTGTTCTCTTCCGATTTTTTCTGCCTTATCGGTAATAATATTTACAGCTTCATATAAGCACAACCAGCGTGCTAGTTTTGAGTAGTCAGTTTTACTATTTGTCATAAATTGGTTTTGTAGGTAATACTGTATTAAAGTCTATAGTTACTTTATTCTCTGCTTCACAATGTATACATGTAAAATTATTCAGTTCAGCGGTAAGATCTATTTGTACACTGTTAGTGTTTTTACACGCCTGACATTCTACAAAAATTTTATTTTTTTCTGCTAATTGTGCAAGTTGTAAAGCTTCTTTTTCAAGATTTAATCTAGCAATATATCGCAGTATGTTGTTGTAAATAAAAAAGAAGATTAATTGTACCGCTGTAGCAAAAACTACAGCTTTTACAAATGTAAGTAAGGTTGGGTCAAAAAAATAAAATATACCACCTACCGAACTAGAAATTATTAATAAAATTAAAATACTACGAATTATTTGCACCATCATGATCTAAATCGTCCGTCACCGATTTTATAATATCTTGAATTTTTTGCAACTTTAAATTTACGGATTTTTTAGTTTGTGGGTCACTTTTAACCGAAGGGTTTTCAAATAATTGATTTAACAAAAGTTGCGCGTCAGATATATTTTTAAAAGCTGAACCGAGCTGTTCAACAGCGTGGTCGCCTGGAAACGG